AGATACAGATTGTAATCTGTTTTTTATTCTTATTTTGAATTCATCTGGCAAAACATTAACACTATAAAACGAAGGATTTAATAAATTATAAAAATTAGGATAAAACGTGTGTTTGTTAAAAATATCATTCTTAATAAGATAACTGTAAAAATCTGCGGTAGTTGAAATATTAAAAACTGATATTACAGAGTTAATCTGTAGATTTACGTGAGGTGTATGCTGTTGAATGCTTTTTATATTGTGTTCTATAATATTCCAATTAGTTCCTTCTCGAATATATTCTGCCCTTTCTCCCCAACTGTCTAAACTAGCATCTATGTTAACATTACGAAAATGTTTCCATAATTCTAAAACAGATTTACCTTTATAAGATAAAGAACTAAGATTGGTGTTATATCTTAATTTTACATCAGTCTTACCTATACTAATTAGATATTCTAAAATATCATAGTGCTTGTCTGTGAGTAAAGGCTCGCCTCCAGCAAAATAAAATTCTTCAATATCTTTTAAGTAAGGCAAAAATTGTTCATAGAGATTATCGTTATTATCACCGCCGGCAAAAATATAAACGTTTGATCTTTTTTCTTCAGTAGCCCAACTAGAACTGTAAGTTCCGCTGCACGATCTACATTTAAAATTACATATATTACTCCAACGGACATCGAAGTAACGTAAATTCATCGAAGGCAAAAATCCGTCAGATTCTGTTTCTTTTATTATATCAAAATGCTTGTTGTATTGCTTATTGACACTGATCCTAAAACTGTTAAGGCCAACGTCCTCGCTACGATAACAGGCTGTGCATTGATCGCATCGTTTGCCTGTTAGCATATTTTTTCTCATTTCTTTATATTGATCGCTGTTCCAGATTTGAGAAATGGTATTTGTTTTTGTGTTGCCGAGATGTAGATGATGGTTACCTATACAGCAAGGCAAAACACTGCCGTCAGGGTTCACATATATGTGTATCCAAGGAAGTATACAAAAGGTATTAGACGGTGCTACATTCATAATAAAAGTCTTTTAATTCTGGAAAAGTTTTTATAAAATCTGTTCCTCTACGTCGATCATATTCAGTGAACCATTGATAAAAATCTCTGCGCCCTTCTTGTATTTTTTCATGGTCGTAATTTGTGTTTTGCATATAATCAACCACACGTCTAAATTTTTCATATTCTAAATCACTAAATTTAGTTCTATCATAGTCATCCATTCTGTCTTTTATAAATTGTAAATGACTATACATATAAGGCATGAACTGTTCTTTAGGCAAAATATTCATGTCATATTGTAAAGGTTCTTTTAGAAACGGAGTATCAAATCTTACACGCTGCCATTTATTTTGATTACTTCCATTATATTTTGATCTCCACTCTAATATTTTTTCTAACAGACTTTGAAAATTAGTTACTGTTAAAATATTAAAAGTGATCATAAATGTTATAGGCAAATTTGTTCTAGTTAGATAAGTGTCTAAATTCTTTTCCCAAGCATTAATATCTAATCCAGTTCTAATATATTCAGCTTGTTCATTCCATGTATCCATGCTGGTAAAAATTTTAAAATCTCTTATTTTCTTACCATTAACTAAATTGTTGACTTTTTCTACAAGACGATCTATTAATACAGGCTTGGCTCCAAAGTTTGTATTAATATTCAGTTCGAGATTAGGTAACGGATTCTTTTCTAGATCTTCTAACAATCTCCATGTGCTTTGTTGTAATAAAGGCTCGCCTCCTGTGATACGAAGGATCGTTAACGTTTTACGAACTTCGGGCCACCAGCGCCACCATGCTTCAACATAAGGGTTTTCTTCTTCCTCGTAAATCCTAAACCAATCAATATCGTTGCGATGATTTTTAACCATGTCATAAGGACCATGATCTTTTATTTCTTTATAATAACTACTAGAATGTTTAGGATGACAATATCCGCATTTAAAATTACACTCGTTACCAAATGATATTTCGATGTATTGTGGATTTATGTTTTGATCCCAGTCACCTTCTTTAATCTGCTGAAATCGCTCTGGTGTATAAATTGTCGAATTACGTTCTTTTCTATCACTGATATAATCTTCACCCAACGCTTCAATGTTCCAACAGTAATTACAGCCACTAGGTTTTCCACCATTAAGCATTTCAAGGCGTTCGTGTTTTTTTTGATTGGTATTATGTAAAGCACTAGGATCAATAATAATTTCATCCAACGAAATTTTATGTGGAGCTGGATGATAGCAACTATGAGTTTCTCCAGTTTGCAAATAGATAGTCGTATGGTGCCACTTAGCTAAACAAAATGTTGGGCTAATCTCGTTCATTATAGGAATAAATTTTTTAATCCTTACTATATCGTCCATCAAATTGTTCCTTTAACCAATCATAATCATTGATTTTTTTCAGTGTTTCAAGATCAGTGCGATTAGCAGATCCAAAGGCGCGGCCGGCTTGAGCACCAGCGAGAGCATATTCATCTGTAGATTTTTCGCACCATATATCTAACCGCTCTTGTGTTTCTTTATCATCTTGTCGATCAATAACACGACTTGCTAATTTACTACATTCTCTAAAAGCACTTCGCCATGTAGTAAAAGGATCAGTATTAAACCTTGTAATATTTGATATTGACTGCATGGGCTTAAATTGTTTACTAATGCTAGTAGTCATATCGGGCTTAGACAGGTCCATGTTTTTAGTCATGTCGGTGGGTAGTAATTTTACGCCACCATTGCCGTATTCTAATCCGTTAACTGGGTTACGACTCTTCCATACATGAACAGTAGACTTAGCATTGAAATCATAAAAAGGTATCTGATAATCAAAATCAAAAGTGTCAACTAGTTCAGCGTCAGCGTCGACTACCCAGAACATCTCTGTTCCTACCATGTTTGCTGCGGCTATGTGCGCTTGGTGTATGCCTTTTACTCCGTTTACTCTATAACAGCGATAACCGTCTGCCTTGGCTAAAAGATTATGCCAATTGTTATCTGCAAACGATTCGTTATAAGATATAAAGACTATATCAAAAGTTTTAGGACGGCTAGCTAAAATATCTATTTCTTTTTTCTTTGTAAAGAAACGATAGTCCCATTCCCGTTGTAAAATTTTGTGGCTTTTATGAAAAATACAAACTCCGTCATAATGGTCGTTATTTTTAAAAACGTGTATGTATTCTTCATCCCATTTAGGAATCACATATTCAAACTTCCATTCATCTCTCAGTTCTATATGATCCCACACTACCCAAAAATGTTTAGTAAAGGCTCGTGATCTTACATCTTCAAATGTTTTGGCGTGTTCTATTTTTTGTGCCCGAGGATATTTTTCCTTGATATCTTCCCAAGTTTTTTCTTCTATTCGAGTTCGACTAACAAAAAATATATCATACATTTTCAGGCATCACATAATAAGTTAACCCAAGATTAATAGTTTCGTCATATAAATCTAATGTGTATTTGCTCTGTGCTGCGTCTAGCCAGGGCCAATCTAATCCTAGATTAACTTTTAACTTATCTCCCAATGATTGTATTTCATCTATTAGGCCGTGAGCATTTACTTCTTCATATGGACGACCGTATTGATTCCATATTCCTCTTAGGATTTCAAAATCTCTAACTTCAACATAATTCCAGTCTGTGCAATTTGCCAACCAAGTTCCTAGTCTAGCACCGTATACTGCATAGATACCATTTTCTTCATGAGCTCCTACTGTTGACCACATCCGTAATCTATGGATATTATGCCACCAGATACGTTCTTTAATTTCTTGTGGAGGAACTTTTACTCCGTCCAGCAGTGTCATTTTAACACCTTCACGGAATCCTGCTCGCCATGCCTGGAAGGGACTACCTGTAATAATGCTTTCGCTATAAACTCTAGGAAAATTACGATATCCATCTTCCCAACAAAAATCTACCTGTGCTCTATCACTGTCTGAATTTTCATGCGTTTTCATACCGAGGACAAAATCTTTCTTCCAGATTTTCAATCCACCGTTACCGTAACGAAGACCATTGATTTTGTTACGACCGCACCATCCATAGACCTGTATCTTAGGATCAGACATATCTAGATCTAAATCGAAAAATTTTGGATCTACTATATTGTCTGCGTCAACAGTAATGAACCAATCAGTTTCTGATAATTCTGCTGCGGCTTTATGTGCATGATCGCTGCCTTTGACTCCGTGAACACGTTTAGCCCAGGGAACTTTATTACACAGATCTGCGTAATGTAGATCTGCATTGGGTTCATCGTAACTTAAAAATACAACGTCAAATTCAACTGTTTTCATTTAATCTCGAATACATAATTTTTAAAAATTCTTCGTGTATAGACGCTAAATTTTTCTGGAACATCTATTTTTAAAGAGATAGATTTTTCCACTATATCATTTATTTTAAACGAAATCATCTCAAAAAGCAAGTTGGGATCATTGTAATCGGTAATCATAAAACTCATTTCGGTTTCACCATTCCAATTTATTCTTCTTTGTTTTATAGGATGAAATTTCTTTGGTAACTTTTTAGTTCCTTTAAATTCTTCGCTTAGTTCAAACTTGATAGTTTTCTTTTTAGAATTATATGAAATGTATACATCTGGCTTTTCAATTTTAGACCATTTCTTTTCGGTTATTCGATGCAGAACATTATCAATTTTAAAAATACTTTTTGTTTCAGTGATGTCTAATTCGTTATTAACTAAGTCGACAAAACAAGAATGTATTTTAATTTTTCCGTCCATGATTAGTTCGGCGGTTTCTTGATCTAAATCTATTACATTTTCTTTAGATCCAAAATAATGATCAGGTCCGACCGCTAATACCGCACCCGAATCTATATCATATTCTGCTTTATATTTCAGAGGAGGAAAATTTAATATTAGTTCTTCCATACAATTTCCTCTAAAATATTAATCATTTCGTCATCAATTTTATCTTTCTCAACATAGTGAACAATATCATGTTGCTCATAGTTTCCTATTTTTATTTTTCCTTTTCGGTTCAAATAAAATCCCACATGATCACTGCATAAGTTTGCAGGCCATGGCCAATTTTGCACCATTGGTTTCATATGAACGATTCTAGGAAATTCAAGGTCGTAGGCTATTTGATCAGATATGTCTAATATCTTTGCTGCTAAGGCAAACGCTTCGTCTGTGCCAACTACCTTTGGTTTCAAATCTGTTAAGAAATTATTAGAAAATTCTGTAGGATTTTTTATAATATGTCTACCTAGTTCAAAAAAATCTTTGGCTAATTCGCTGTCTTTTTTAAAGAACGTATAAAAACTATACAAATTAGGCAATTGATTTTTAGTAAATGCTCGTCTATAAAAATCGTCTATTACTAATTCACCTCTATAGGTATAGCTTTTATTGGCTACATACAATTCACAGTTGTCTATAAAATAATCAATCCAATGACTGTAGTCTCTGGTAAACAACATGTCTACGTCAAGACAAACTGTGTTTTCAAACGGGGTAAGTTTGTCCATCCAAGATCTTCCGTCCCAGAAAGTTTCTTGATTCCATTCTATAACATGGTTGAACACCCAAGAGCTTTTTAAATTTTTTAATTTTTTTCTATCGTCAATAACTAACGCTACCTGATCGTAGCCCGGACGTTGTGTATTTTTTATACTCAATGCCAAAGCATAAGCTAACTTAAGATAGTCTATTTCTGGATGTTCAGAAACTACTAATAGATATCCAAACTTCATATTAACTCCAATAATGTATCTGCATGTCTTATAATGCTTTGTTTATTCATTACATGGACATCCATGTCTTTTATTGATGCTACACAAAATTTATCACTGAGCTTAGGAGAAGCCAAGAATACTAATTTTCCATTTCTATCAACAGAATGTAAAATATCTTTGTCTAAGGTAGTTAGTATCGGTGGCAAGTCTGAAAACTTGTCTGTTTCAAAACCTCCAAGTATATGTTTGGCTACACTAAAAGCAATATCGTTCCTAAATTGTGCTGTAGAGAATCTAAAAAGATCTCCGTAAAATTGATATTTTTCTTTTACTAATTCTACAGTTTCAAAAAATAATTTCGAATAATGGTTTTTAGTAAACATAACAGTAGTGGCCCAATTCATATGTATACCGGTATCCGAAATATATCGATCATGGTAACCTAATCTAGAATCGTCTACTATATCGAAAGCAGAATTTCCAATCAAAATATCAAAATCTAAATCCCAATAATGATTTAACCTATCAGAAAATATTAAAAAATCGCTGTCTATAACTAATGTTTTATCGTAAGGAGTCAAGTCCCATGCAGAACATCTATTAGAATTAACAAACGGAACAATCTTATTGTTTAGCCCATCATATAATTTTCTCTTGTTATCAGTTTCCGGTTTGTCAATTGATATAATTTGATCAAAGATCTTTGCGGCTAATTCAAATTTTTTAGAAGTTATTAACCAATCAACTGTTGTAGGATCAGTTACTAGTGTTGCTGATATACCTAAGTGCTTTTTAGCAAGTCCGCCAGAGATGATTGACATTAACGCATAGTCAACGTCTCGATTATTATGAGCAAATATTAAAACACCCTTTTTCATAGATCGACTAATTTTTCAACTGATCTACTTTTTTTAATTTTTTGATATTCTTCGTAGTATTCTTGAGTAGCTGAAAAATATCTATCCATGATCTCATCTCTAAAAGATTCTAAATTTTCTATGAGGATTGGATTTTCATTGCTGTCGATTATTGGAACACCTGATGTTCTTCCTTGATCTATCAGCATATTAACAAAAGAAATTAACGTTCTATCAATTTTAAACAGGCCTCCGGCATGGCCGTAGGTTAATCTAGAATCAATTTTTTCTTTAAGGGTTCTTCTTTGGATTGATAGTGTTTGCCTGTAATTGGCAAAATCTAGAGCTTGTTTGAGATGCTCTTGCATAATTTCTCCTAGTTATCTGCGCAGTTTATTTATTTTGCTAGATAACTGAAGAAAAAAATATTAAGCTATTATTGCACCTAGTGTTAGAGAGGGAGATTCTACTGTGAAATTTCCAGCAGTGATCGGTTGCATAACTCCGAATGCTTCTAGAGTTTCAACTGCAATTTGGAATGTTCCGTCGACTGAGTCAGGGCCGCCACCTAGTCCAACGTGTCCGTCGACAAACTCGATTAAAAATTCTATTGTGTTAGCAGTTCCTGTAGAATTATTTGCTACAAACGGAGTTCTTGCATAGATTTTATAAGTGTTTGATCCGTATGGTGATGAAGCTGATGCAGAATACCAAAGATTAAATGTATTAGTGCATCTATAAAAGTTTTGTCCGTCGCCGGGTGAGGTTCCTGATCCTGGAGTATTTCCTCCCCAAGATTGCTGTCCAACCGAAGCCAAAAGATTTCTCCAAGATAAATTTTGGTTAGTTGCTGATCCTGCAGATTGAGCCGATGTAAAACTAATAGTTCCGCCCGAATTAAAGAAATGCCTTGCTTTTTCTGCAGAACTAAAACTTGCGGTGATAGTGCAATTAGCCAATGATGTCCATGCTGATCCGTAAAGTCCTGGCCACGTAGTAGAAGTCGTTCCTTTATTAACTGTAATTCGTTGGCTAGAGTGAGGTGTCGAAAGCCTATTAGCTATTAAGGTATTTGCAAAAGTGTCAAACTGGCTTACTGGTGCTGTAGTTGGATCATATCGAATAGTATCACCTTCCACTACAGAAACTAGAGCAGGGGCTGATCCGTTTAAATGGACCCATGCATTTATAATATCATAACGCAAATTGGCTATATGATTTACTGTTATTCTATTAGATTCTGTTACCTGTGTGCTTTGTAGCACCTGTCCATAACCATAGGTGGAATTTGAGGTAAGGCTTGTTCCGAGAACACTAGCTACTTTGTCTCGTATGTTGTTATAGTCAGTTTTTGATATCTTATCATTTACCGCTGGCATCTGTTATTCCTCAGATGTATTTAAAAGATTACGTAGTGCTAATCGCTGAAAGCGAATAGCTTGGGCTATTTACGGTAAATGTCCCCGATGGTTGCATCAACCCCGATGCTTTTAATTCGTCTACAGTAATTGTTATTGTTCCGTCAACTGTTCCTGAAGGAGGATTAGTTCCTGCGGGAAATCCAGAAGATACATCTGGGTCAACATAATCGTCTTGCAATGTTATTCTAATTGTAACCGAAGTTGCTGTGCCGCCGGAATTGTCGGATACATTACAAGCAGCTTCTAATCTTACAAAATTTGAACTATACGGAGTAGAATATGGCAAATAATAATAAGTTTGATAGGAATTTGTTAAGGTATAGTAGTTTATCAATGTTGGATAATTTCCAGAAAATCTTTGAACACCAACATTACTTAATAAATTGGTCCAAGCATTATTTTGTTGAGTAGCACTTCCGCCCGATCTTGTGGCGCTGATTCTAATATCTCCTCCGCTATTGAAAAAATATCGTCCTTCGTTAGCTGAAGAAAATGTTAAAGTTAACACTGCCTGAGCCTGGGTCGTCCAAGTTGCTGAAGTAGTTTGGGTAGCTTTATTGCTGATAACAGATTGTCCTGTTCCGATGTTAAATCTATTAAGGAGTGCTGCGTCTGCTAACGAATCATAGTTGGTATTTGGATAGCCGGCTCCGTAATTAACAACATCATCTCGTTGTATATCAGCGATAGTCGGCAATAAGCCATCTTGGTGAACCCTAATGTTAATTAGGTCAGTTTTTAATTCGTCCCATTGTTGTGCTGTAATTAGATTTCCCGCAAAAACAGGAGAGCTTAGTATAGCTTGACCATACCCCCGTGGGCCTGATCCAGTTCCAAGTATACTAACTACTTTATCTCTAATACTGTTATAATCCAGTGAAGAAATTCTAGCTGGAGTTTGAGAATCTAATTTTGGCATTTTATAAAATCACTGCTTCAATAGTCTTTGTTGATATATCGTCACTGCTTTCTAAAGCAATTGCGAATACATCGCTAGAATGTGGAACTCCTGCTACTGCACATCCCTGATTAGATGCTACTAATCTATCTCCCTTTTTAACTGCTCCTGTTACTTTTACTGGAACACGACCTTTAAGAGCAACATAAACGCCGCCTTCTAGGTCTTTATTCATCATAAATGCTGGATTTGCACTAATAACACCAATTGCTCTCTGACCCCATGTGCTGGCTGTGATTTCTTTTTCGCCACCGATCACCATAACTGTGCCAACTTCGTAGTCTGCATCTGGTAGATATTTTTCTGCTAGGTCAGCATATCGAGCTGCTGTTGCTGTTCCGTCAAACAATACTGCTACTAAATTACCGCTACCGTCTCTGGCAGCAATAGTATTTGCTGTAGCTGTAGTTTTAGCTGATCTATATGTTGGATCTGAGTCTGTAGCAGAGTCATCAATTTTCATTCTAACTGATTTGTCAGCTGTTCCAACGAACTGAACTGCTGTTATATTACCACTCGAATCTCTAATCGGAACAGAAGTCTTGTCTACTGCGGACGGAACAGATATACTAGGAGTAATTCCGTTTAATTTAGTTGCGTCATCAGCGATACCTGTCAAGTTTCCTTCAACTGATCCAAATAAGTTACCTCTAAGTGTTGCACCAGCGTAACCAATTTCTTTAGTTGTAGCATTGATCATTACTTGTGTATCAGCAGCTAACACATTTCCAGTATGATTTCCTGTTGAATTACCTGTGACATTACCAACAAGATTACCGTTAACTGTTCCAGCATACACGTTGTTCCATTTTGCCGCTACACTTCCTAGATCAAAAGTTAAATTAGCACCAGGAGTAACACCAGTGGATCTAATCAGTAAAGGTTTTCTTTGATCGCTTTCGGATACTGTAATTTTAAATGTTAGATCATTACCTAATCTATTTTCAAATACGATCCCATCAACTGCTTCTTTTCTAACTCTTAGATCGTTGTTGTCACCTAACTGATAACCTGCATCTTTAAATCTAATTTCGTTATCAAAAACAACACTGCCTCTTTGAACAAAATTAGATGCTTCTACGCCACCTAATCTAGCAGCATTAGAAGCTGTTCCCCAGAAATAGTGATCGTCTGATGTAACACCAGTTGTTCCGGTCTTCAACATTGTAATACCTTTCTTGATCACAGAAAAGTCTTCAATCGGATTTGTTGAACTGTTTAGTGTAAATTCGTCTTGGCTAACAATGGCTATAGTTTTACCGCCAGAAATTAGCTTAACAATAGTATGATTGTTATTGAGTGTGTCTTTAACTACCTGTGCTGTTACTGCACTGGCTCCGAGATCGGGACTAGCAGCTGGGCCAATTAAAACAAAATCTGTGCCTGTCCAAGTATAAAGTTGTTTTGCTGAAGTATCAAACCAAAAATCACCAGTGGTTAAACCAGAAGGGGCCGAGCTTCCAGTTTCTGCACCGCCGGCTACACGGAATCTAGAACCGTCATAAAATTTTAATTTCTTATTACCACTATCATACCATATCTGTCCGTTGATCACCTTAGGTGGTGCGCTGGTATTTGCAAAATTTTCTAGTAAATGTAGGTAATTTTCGTTCTGAACTTCACCGTAACCGGCATAGTTTTTACCTACAAAACGTAGATCTGTTGTGGTATCAATGGTCCCGTCTTCTACTGCTACTAGGAACGTTCCATTGAATTTGTTAACTTGATAGGCCATTTATATACTCCGCAATATCTTTATATTTACACTATTCCCGCAGATGCGGTTTCTCGCTGTTGTTCTAATTCTAAATACTGTGCTTCTGTTAAAGTGGTAGGAATACCCAGTGCTTTTTGTCTTATATGACGCAAAACTTTCCAATCTGTAGTATTTAAAAATTCTACTTTTTCAGCATTAGATAATTCTTTGGTTTTTTGTGCTGCTAAATCACCTGCTATAGGTTTAACCGTTTGAGATACAAGATCAAAGTAATGTGTTTGTGCTTGTATCTGATGTGCCTGGCTATCTGAGATTTCAAAGACTGCTACAGATTTAGGCACAGAAGGCTGATAATTCAATATGCTAATAATAGTTTCGTTTTCTACACATACGTAATACATTTCTTAACTCCAAATAGCTAGATAGTTTGCTGCTGGTGTAGAACGCTGTTCAGTATTTTGAACATACACACGAATTCGATCACCTAAATTACTCCATGTGCATCGTAATGAGTCGTTACCATCAACACCGCCAGCATAATGAATCACTGCAATGCTAGGAATAAAAGCAATTAAGTTGCTCATAGATTTTCCGCTTGGTGGAAAAACATCAAAATAGTTTGCACCGTTGTTCCACGAACCTACCTGATTAGTGTATCCTGCTTGGCTGTAGATTGTATTTCCGTAAGTAAATGTATATTGTTGTGCAAATGTATCAACATACTGTTTAGTTGCGGCATGTAAACCATTGACTGGATTACCTACTAAAGTTAGATAACCACTCATCGAACCACCTGAACTAGGAACCTTTGACGGATCGTTAGCAGTTA